TAATCTCGGTATGATTAATAATGCACTACAACCCCAGAGACCTCCTCAATATGGGGAGGCGGGATATTTTAGGGATTGTTTCTAAGTTTTAATCCTGTGTAGTAGTGTGTGTAGTGGTGTAATCCGCTCCTCGTGTAAGTGCTACAATAATTATTTTTTAAATTATAAGATAATACATACTTACTTACTATTTCGTGATCTAATAATTCCAATATTTCATTATACTCTACTTTATCATTATTATCCTTAGTAAAAATAAAGATATCATTTAGTCTTTTATCTAAATCCTTGTTGTACTTTCTATTTACCATTTCTATAATTATATATAATAGTTTTTTTTTTAAATATCTCTGTGTCCTCGATTTCTGAATATCTGTCCTCGTTTCTGGACCTGTGTCCTCGTTTTCGGGGACGCTGTCCTCGTTTTTATTTATCACTCTAATTTATGAGGACAGAGGTTTTTACGTCTCTCTACGTAATGGAAATATAAAGAACAATAATATCTTATTACCATTAATTATAAAGTGTCCTGAAAGTCCTTGAAAAAATATAAAATAATCCGTGAGTTTTAGAAAAGTGAAATCACTAAATATCCCACCGATCGATCCCATTTATTTCGGGTATTTTCGGGGACGTGTCCTCACTTTTCGGGACTTCTGATATTTTCGGGGACATTAGTATTTTTTTCTCTGTTTTATAATAAATGACTTATAAAACTGATTTCAATCGAAAGTACGGATTTAAACCATTAAGTAAGTCTCACTCTTTAAAAGAGATTTCTGATATTACGGGATATGAGTTGAAAGGTTTAAAAACAATATTTAAGAAAGGTCAGGGTGCTTATGTTTCTGCGCCCTATTCAGTCCGTCCTCAGGTTACGTCTGCCGATCAGTGGGCGTATGCACGAGTGTATGCGTCAATCAATCCTAAGAGTAAAGCGTATAAGATCGATAAGGTTCATTTAGTTAAAAAATCTAAAAAAAAATAATATATTAGATATATTATAATGAGTAAGAAATTAAAGATTTTAAAAATCGTTGAACCTCCTAACACTAAGAAGAAGGCGCTACACCCTAACCTACCTCAACCGCCTTCTCTGGTTCTTATGATAATGCCGACAAAAACTGGAAAATCGACAATTATCTCGAATATGTTATTAAATAAAGATTTCTACGGACAGGACTTCTTCGACGAGACAACTATAATCTCGACAACAATTAATAACGATCAGACGTCTCGTTTTATGAAACAGGCATTTAACACTTATGATTATTATTCAGACGATTTAATTAAAGATATAGTTAGAAATCAGTCTCAATATGATAAGGCAGATATGCCGAGTATGTGTTTAGTGTGTGACGATTGTTTAGGTGAGAAGACTACTGCATTAAATAATCTCGCGTCACGTTATCGTCATTACAATATAGATTTATTTATTGTATCCAGTCAGTTACTAAAAAAAGTAAGTCCCACGATCCGCGCTAACGCCAACTGGGTACTGGTGGGACGCCTCACTAATGAAGCGGAAGTCGAGAAACTCTCGGAGGAGTGGTCTGGTATGTTCGGAGGGGATAAGAACTTTCGAGAAATGTATAAGAAGGCGACTAAAAAGAAGTTCGATTTTATGACCTTGAAACTAACTGAAAACCCAGCAGAGATCTGGATTAACTTTAATGAGAAGATCTATCCTACGGGTCCGAGTGAGGAAGAGATTTCAAGTGACGAAGAATAAATAAATTAATAATTAAGATAATATTATTTTAATATATTTATTAATATAAAAATATAATGGAGTTCGGGACTGCTGATAGAACAAGGGACGCGGAATATTCTTCTGAATTAAAAAACTTTAATCAACAGGTAGGACTATATAATAGGGAACTGACTAAACAGAAATTAGAAAATAAAGAAGAGGGAGAAAATCTTCAATCGTCAGCGGGAACTGACGCCCATACTGGCGCTATGAAAGAAGCGGGACAACACGCCTCAGCTCTAACCCAAGGTCTATCAACTGCAAGAAATATTCAGAAAGTAGGGACACCAATTAAGGCGAGCGAGGATATAGTAAAGGGCGCGGGAGATACTGCTAAGTTCTTTAAGAAAGGAGAAGTAATAGGAAAAGAAACCGCCCAGACAATCGGTAAATCAGCGGGGAAACTCGCCACGGGTTTAGGTGTTATCGGGGACGTCGCCTCGATCGGATTAGATAGCGAAGAATTAAAAGATAACTGGGGGACTATGAGTACTATGGATAAAATAACTAATATCGCCGATATAGGAGGAGCGGGTTTAGATTTAGTAGGAACGGGATTAATGACTTTCGGGGGACCAGTCGGCGCCCTCGCTGGATTAGGTATGAAAGCGTTCGGGGACGTTATTCAAGTAGGAGCGGGGGCGGAACAGACTATCGCGGGATATCAGGACGCGGACGATAAAAAGAAAGAGATACAAGCGGACACAGATAAACAGGATAAAGAGTTAGGAGACGAGAAACAGACCCAGAAGGGATCCGTAGGTCTGGCGGGTGCAGGCGCCCTCGCCGTCGGTCGAACCGCTCAATAAATATTTTAACTTTCATAATTTTTTTTTTATTAATTTTATTTTATAAAGTATATTATAAAATAAATGTCGGTATCATTCTGGAAAGCTCAAAACTCTATCCCTATCGAACAGACCTCCAAGTCTGTCCCCGTTTTAAATGGTCTTGATTTCTCAGCGGGTCAAGAGGTAAGAATTAATGTCCCTCCTTCAACTAAGTTTATTAAACCTGACGAATGTTATCTCCAAGGTGATTTTAAAATTAAACTCCCAACATTAAGCGCCACTACTCACGCCACTCGCCTTCAACTGGACCCGCGCCTCGGAGGTCAGTCGCTTATTAAGGATATCCGTATCTATACCTCAGCCGAGTTCGGTTCTGTTCTCCTCGAAGAAATACAAGACTATAACTCTCTGGTCTCGATTATGAGAGATTATGATACGAATGATAGTGAAAAGAAAAAGCGTGCAATGACGGAAGGCGCTACTATCTGGATCCCCGAGACCAGAGGTACTCTCGGACAGACGCGCTCCGAGTGTTCGGATACATTTACGAATCCTTACTCTAAGGAGACCTTCGTAGGAGACGCTAAATCCACTCCCTTCACAGACGCGGACTTTCTATCCTGTAAATTATGCCTCCCATTAGAGACAGGTATTTTTAGATCCCCGAAAATCTGGGCGAATATGTATACGGGCTTACAGATTGTAATCACCCTTGAAAGCGCAGCTCGTTGTCTGACCCAGTTAGACTGCGTCTCTCGTCATAAGCGCTCCCGCCTCCTCCCTCAGTTTCATTCTCTTAATGGTTCAGTAGGAGGTCCTGATAACTGGGTTAATGGCTCCGCGACTACTGAGTTTTATATCTCGGGGAACGTTAATTCTCAGATCACTCCGAAGTCCTGTGGTTTCGTTGTAGGTGAGCGTATTAATTTCGTATCACCCGACAACGCCTCCGTCTCTACTATTTCAAACGCTATCCCTGAGGTCCTAAGTATTGAAAGCGGTACGGGTGATAGTTCGGGTCTCTTAAAGGTTACCTTGAAGAACTCGGTTACGCTCGCCTCAGGTGGTCCTATTGTTAGTAAGTCGTGGTTCGTATATTCGGATAGTGTTTTATCTGCTCCTAATGATAGTTACGACGCTTCATATACTTTCTCGAATGTTGAACTCGTCGTGCAAGAAGTAGATATGGGAAGTAATTACGTGAGTGATTTACTCTCTACTATGAAGGAAAGTGGTTCGATTATGAATGACGTTTTATCGGTTACTAATTATAAATATTCTCAGAGTAAAGACGACGTCGTGGCGAATATCCGTCTCCCACTAAATCAGGCGAGAGCGAAGGCTATTCTATCTCAACCGACGGACGCCACCGCTTACGGAACTAAGGACCGAATCGGCGCTAAGGGAACTTATGATATCGGGGGACACGTGGACGAGGACGGACAACTCCTCGCGGGAGACCAGTTCAGAGGTATCTCGGACGAGATTACAGATTATCAGTTCGTATATGACGGACGCCTTCCACCTTCTCGCCCCGTCTCCTGCACTAAGACCTCCTCGAAGGCGAGTATTTCAGCTCAACCGATTATCGAATTACAGAAGGCGCTGGTCCAGAGTTCTATTAATGTAAGGTCTCTCAGCGATTTTAATAGAAACTTCGTAATCGGTCGCGCTCTAAGTATGTCGGTTATGGGAGTGGAGGGTGTTTATGATACCAGAGGTAAAGATTTCAATCTTCAAGTCAATTACTCGGGAACTCAACCGACTAAAAATAAACTCTGGAATAATTTCGTTTATCATTTAAGACGTATTGTAATTAAGGGAGATAGTGTTTCGGTGATTGTTTAAGTTTTTTCTCATTAAAATTATGTTTTTTTATTAATCTTTTTAAGAATTATTTTATATAAATTATAGTATAAAATAATGAGTAACCGCTATTTACAGATATTACCCCAGAACTCGAACGCAAGTCATTCGTACCGAGACGGACGTCCCGTTATCGATTTTCAGATCTCAGAACAGGAGGCGACACTACTCCCTCGATCTATTCGAGTATGTGGTCGTTTTCACGCTTACGAGGACAGCGCCCGAACTATGACGACGGGAACTCGCCTCTCTATGGACGCCCGTATCGGTGTTTTCTCTATGATAGACCAAGTCACTATCTCCTCGGCGACCAGTATGGCGACGATAGAAACCCTTAAACACGCTAATCGCTTTTATTCTTCATACATGGGAGTAACTAATGACGATAAATCACTTATTAATTTAATGGGTGAAACTGGTCTCACTATGCCCTCATTAGACGGACAGCAGTATTCAGTTATGCAGGAGGGAGACGGCGCTAACTCGAATGAGTTCTGTATCCATATCCCTACGGGACTTCTCCTCGGGACTTCTGGTATAAATCTAAGTAGCCAGACAGGAGTCGGGG